CGTCTTCCCGGGCCTTCTGGTCCTTCAGCCGGTAGTACTCGTCGTCCTTGCGATCGTCGTACGACTGCGGGAATTCGCCGTGCTCGTCGTAGTGGCGCTGGTCCCGGGACTGGACGACGTTCTCGTGGGCCTGGTCGTAGAGGTCCTCGTCGAACTTGTCCTCGTCGTGGTCCTCGTCCATCCCTGCGTACTCGGCCCGGGTGTCCGCGTCGTGGTCGACGTGACCGGCGAACCCGGCGTCCCTCACGTGCTTGGCGCTCCGGGCGTAGTTCTCCTCACCCGGCTCCACGTGCCACGCCATGCCCTGGCGGGGGTCTATCTGGAACGCAGCAGCTTTCTTCCAAAGCAGGCTCATTTTTAAATTCCTAGGCCAGGTCATCTACGGGAATAAGGGGCGAGCGCAAAATTTCATACGCGCTGAAGTCCAGGGGCTCCGTGGCCTTGACGTTCAGGATGTCGACGAGGTCCTTCTCCACCGGGGGGATCAGGTAGGACACCGTGTTGTGGTCCTCCAGGGACGCCCTGGCGTGGTTGTAGCCGATGGCCGAGGAGCGCTGGTACGGAGTGGTGAAGCCGGTCCGGAGCGTTATCCTCTCGGGCACCCGGAGGTAGAACCGGTGGCCGGTGGACCGGAAGCAGTAGTCACCGGTACGGACCCGGAAGTCCGGAGTGGACTCCATGTCCAGGGAGTCCGTGGCCACCACACCTCGCGCCTGGTACTGCTGGTTCTCGTCGGAGTCCGAGAAGACGGCGGGGCGCACGATGAGTGCCCGGAAGCCGCCCTCGAACGTCGTCCCGAAGCAGTCCAGGCACTTGTTCTGACTCGGCTGCTCGTAGGCGCTCGCGTAGCGGCTGGAGGTGTAGCAGGTGGGGCACCGGTCGACCAGGCTCTTCTTGAAGTCGTCCAGGTGCCACATCAGGCAGAACATCGTCCACTCGCCGATGCTGTACAGCGCCTGGTAGTGCCTCTGGCGCTCCTGGTCGACCGCCCACCGCTGCGGCAGCCGGACGTAGTAGGGCTGGAACTCCTGGGGGTAGTTCGGCGGCGTCGGCCGCGCGGTGAACCTCGGCATGCTGACCTCCCGGGAATGGCCCTGTTCACCCATTCCGGGGTCTGACCTGGCGGCAGACACGACGGAAGGCCCCGCCGCTGTGGACCCGGCGAGGCCTTCCGTGTATGACGCTACATCCGCACTGCCCCTGACGGTATCAGGTTCACGCGGAAGAGTGAAGCGGGATCAGCTCAGGTCGAACTCGCCCTCCTTGGTTCCGGTGAGGAACGCCGCCCACTCCTCGCGGGTGAAGGAGACCATCGGGCCCTCCGGGTCGGTGGAGTTGCGGACGTCCACGGCCCCACTCTGGTGGATGCGGACCTGAACGCACGAGTTGTTCTCACCGCAGGCGGAGGCGGTGAACCAATCCTTGGAGATCTCGTTCTGAGTCATGCGCAAGACCCTAGGCTGCGTTGACCTTCCGCGCCCGCGCTCTCTCCCGATTGCACACCCAAGAGCTGCCGGTAGGTCAAGAGCAGCGAAGAGCCCCTGCCCAGTCGAAGTGGGCAGGGGCTCTTGCTTGCCCCATATCGGACATATAGGGACGAATCAGTACCATCTCGTCCAGTATCGGGGCCTCGCTGCAACAGACCCCGCCATTCTTGTGGGACCATACCGACCATAGACCCCGCCGGAGATGAGCACGGCCGGACGGCCGAGCCCCATGGACGCGATCTTGAAGTGCTGGAGCTGCTCCTTCACGAGCTGCTCCTCCTCCATGAGGACGTCCCGCCACCGTTGCACGTAGTCCCTGCGGTCGAGCCGGGAGACGTTGCCGCTACCCATAAATTGCGGCTGCTCGGTGTAGATCCTGATCAAGTGCTTGAGGACCTCGATCCAGGTCATGGACTCCAGCAGCGGGCCCCACTGGACGTAGGGGAACTGGGCTCCCCCGTTGCCGTCCAGGGTGTACGTCTGGTGCGGCTGGGCCATGGTGTTCATCCGGCCCAGGCCGATCCGCAGGAGTTCCGCTATCCGCCCCCGGCCGAACCGGCTCTGAACGTACGTCAGGGCGTTCGGACCGCCGCCAGGGGAGTCGATCAGGTCGGCGATCCTGACCCAGACGGACTCGATGATCCCCTTCATCGGCTCGGGCAGGTTGTCGTACGCCGGGGAGGCGGGACCGATCTCGATGCCGCCCTCGAAGTACTGCGGCTCGGAGGCGATGTCGTAGTCCCACCGCAGGGTGTACATGCCCGGGATGGACGTCTCGGAGCTGCTGAACACCGTGGCGTAGTCGCCCAGTCCGAGGTGGTCGGCGGACCGGCTGAAGATGATCTGGCCGGTGTCCTCACCAATCATCTGCACGGTGACCGGCCCGTCGGCGTCCAGCGGCTGCTGGTCCTTGACGATGTTCAGCCCCACCGTGTCGATGGCGTACTGCGAGACGTACTGCCGGTCGTTCCAGTAGAGCGTCATGCGGGCTCCTAGCGGTCCGTCGCGTTGACGAACATGGCCATGGCGCGGACCGAGGTCAGCTTGATCTGGGCCTCGGAGCTGTCGATGGTCGACACCCGGATACCGATCGAGTGCGTACCGGCGGAGATGTTGCGGACGCCGATGGAGGTGACCGTGTCGTACCAGCGGCCGGTGCCGAAGGTGGAGGTGTTCGGGAAGTCCGACTGGACGTACTCGCCGTGCTGGTTCGGGCCGTCGAAGTTCGCGTCGGCACCGTCGATCATCAGGCGGGTGGTGCAGCCCTGGCGACCCCGGCAGTACAGGGCGTGCTCCGTGGTGGCGATGCCGAACAGGGAGCCGGGCCGGTTGACCGTGAAGGTGCCCACCACGTAGGTCACCATGGTGCCGCCGCCGATCATCACCTGGGGGCGCATCGAGCCGTACCAGACGGCCGGGCCGTAGAGCTTCTCCCGCCAGGTGGTGCCGGTCCAGAGCATGGTCCGGCGGGTGTCGGTCTCGGTGATGCACATGCCCGCCTGACCGGCTCCCCAGTTGGGCCGGGTGGTGGACGTGCAGATCCAGTTGCCCGGGTACTTGTCCTGGGTGTTGTAGTTCTGGACGAAGTCGGTCCGCAGGAACGGGTCCGACCCGTCGGGGATCTTGAGCCCCATGTGCTGGCTGAGTGTGGACATCCGCTCCAGTTCCTCTCGGGTGGTCTCCCTCAACTCTTCCAGGGGGAGCCCGGGTCACCGACAGGATCTCCCTGCCGACTACCAACAGAAGTGCGAGGAGCCCCGGGTGTCAGGTTCACCACGGGGCTCCTCACGCCTTGGGTCCTACGGCACGTTCACCGAGGAGGACTGGGCGGACTGAGTACTGCCGACCGTACCCACCGCCGTCACCCGGGCCGTCGTCGCGGTACCGGTGGCCAGACCGGTGAACGACGTGGTGAGGGTCGCGGCGGACACCGACTTGGTCTGGCCCGTCGACAGGGTGACCGTGTAGGTCACGACCTTGCCGCCCGCAGGAGCCGTCCAGGACACGTCCAGGACACCGGCGGCCCCGGCGGTCAGCGTGACGCCCGTGGGAGCCCCGGGAGTGCCCAGGGTGCCCGAACCGGCCAGCACGGTCCCGTCCGGCTTGTAGATGGGGTTCTGGGCCGAGTAGGAGTCCAGGCCGCCCGGCTTGAGTACGTCCGGCACGTCCGGGTTGTACGGACGGACCGACCCGGAGAGCGCGCCGTACGGGCCGACACCGTTCTTGTTCCGGGCCGCCACGCGGAACTTGTAGGTCTGGCCCGGGTCCAGGTTGGTCACGGTGGCCCGGGTGACGTCCTCGCCGACGAACGTGGTGCCACCGGTGGAGCCGAGCACGACGTACCCGAGCACCGGAGCCGTGGCGTGCGGGTCTGCGACAGCCGACCAGGACACCGTGACGGACCGGGGGCCGGTGGTGACCGTGGGAGTCCCGCCCGGGGCCACGGGGACGAGAGCGCTCGTCGGGCCCGTGGAGCCGATCAGGTTGGACTCCAGGGTGCCGGTCATGTTCTGCACGTAGTCGCTGCGGACCTGGCCGTCGGAGATCGGCTTGTCGGTCCACGTGGTGTCGGCCGCGCCCGAGGGACCCACGTAGCCGATGCCCTGGGCCGGAGCCCGGTAGGCCTTGGTGACCCCCTGGGTCACCGGCCAGCCGATGGTCTGGGTGTCCGGGGTGCCGGTCAGGTAGTTGGTCGACGGCGACCAGGGGCCGTCGTTCTCGCTGCTGGTCCCCGAGGTCTCCGGGGTACCGGTCATCTGCTGGTTGGGGTCCGGCTTCAGTCCGGTGTCCGGGTCGCCGCCGTAGCCCGCCGGAGTGGCGGTCTCGGCCACGGACGCGTTGTCCTGAGTGCCGTCGGGGGCAGCACCGGAGTTCCCGGACACGCCCGACGTGTCGGTCTGATTACCCGAGTATCCGGGCGGTGTGGTCATGGTGCTGCTCCCCTACGGGTTCTCGGCTACTTCTTGGTGGTGCCGCCGGTCTGACGCCGGGCAGTGGTCTTGCGGGCGGTGGTCTTGCCGGAGGCCACTTCCTTGATCTTCGCGGCGTAGTCGTCGGCCGCCTGCTGGAAGTCCTTGCCGTCGCCGGACTCCTTGGGCTCCTCCGAGGAGGTCTCCGCCTCGGCCTGCTTGGCCTTCTCCACCGGCTCGCTGGGGTTGCGGGCCCCGGCAATGGTGGTCTGGCTGTAGGAGTCCTGCGCGGGGTCCTCCACGCGGGTGATGCCGTCGCTCACGTCGTCCGGCGAACCGGCGACGTTGGCGGAGCGGGAGGCGTCCTTGGCCGCGCCGGTGTCGTCCTGCCCGGCGATGATGTTGCCGGTGTGCGTGGGGAGCCCGTTGTCCTCCACGGTCTGCTGCGGGATCTGCTGGACCTGGGCGGTGGCCTCCCGCTGGAGGAGCAGGCCACGGACCTCCTCCTGGAGGAGGGTGATCCGCTCGCCGATCAGGTTCTCCACCCGGCGGGTGATCTCCTCGACGTCCCCGAAGACCCTCGTGGTGCCGGTGAGGCGCTCGTTCACGCCGCCACCGGTGCCGGAGGTCTCCAGGGTGCCGGTGAGGGCCGTGGGGTCCGGCACGTGGTCGTCGCGCTCCGTGTAGCCGCCGGAGACCGACTGGTCCGCCGTTCCGGAGTCGCCGTAGGGCTCACCCTGACGGTCGCGCTTGACGTCCTGACCGGTCTCCGGGGTCTCCACGTCCTGGCCGGTCTTGCTGGCCTCGTTCTCGGACTTCTCTGCCATGTGCTCGTCCCTCCTTGGGGGTTCAGCTCTCGCGGGCCCCGAGGGTGACTCGGACCCACTCCACCTGATCCTCTTGCCCCTGCTTGACCTCAGGCACGTACTGCGACGCCAGGTTCTTGTGCTGGTTGCACAGCGGCGGAACGTCCTTGAGCTTCTTCTCGGAGATCGCGACCGGCGTGCCGCACTTGCCGGTGCCGCGCGTGTCCGGGCCGACGCAGAAGGCGCTGACCTGGTCGCGGCTGGAGGGTCGGTCGATCGTCACCTCGACGTCCTCTTTCGCGCCCTCCTGACGGCGCTTGAAGGCGTCCACCTGACGCGAGAGGGCCTCGGTCACCTCGGGGTCGGACTGGTCGTCCATGACCGCGATCACGCCTCGCGCGAGGGCGCGGCGGAAGGCGACGGACTCGACGACCTCTCCCGGGATGAACTGGATGTCGTCGCCGTTGGGGTCGTTCGCGGCACCCCACTCGACCGAGTGGGTGCCCTTCACGTCCGAGGCGAGGACGGTGACGCCGTCCATCAGGTTGCGGGCAACGACCGTACCGACAGGCATGGGGACTCCTCGAAGAGATGGGGTCTGTCACCTCTTAAGGCGGAGTCACAGGGGCTAGAACAGGAAGAAGGGCCCGACCTGCCCATGTGGTCGGGCCCTTCTTCTCGCGCTGGCTCGACCGGGGCCATGGGGGATGGGAATACCCGGGAGCACTGTTGGGGGTAGCGCGCTGGCCAAAGCATGACACCAGGACCTGACAGTGTCAACCCCTGCTGCGGTTGACGCTGTCAATGCCAGGGCGGATCCTTGATTCCATGGAAGACACGCACGCAGAGGACTCGACACCTCGGCTCGTAGACATCTCCAAGGTGGGCGTCCTGGGCCTCTCGGAGCTGTCGAAGCGCTGGAAGGTGTCCAAGCAGAGGGTCTCGGAGATCACCGCAGACCGGTGCCCACACTGGCGCAAGCTCGACTGCGGGCGGATCTGGCTGCTCGAAGACGTGATGCGCTTCGAGCGGACCTGGGAGCGCCGGACAGGAGTGCACGTGGACAAGACCTGAAGAAGGGCCCCGAGAGGGGCCCTTCTTGTTTTTAATAGCAGAGACCCCACCTCTTTCGCAAGGGGTGGGGTCTCGCTGTGTGACTTCTGGGTCAGGTTCCCAGGGTTTTCGTCACGCCTTGGTAATCGTGGCGATACCCCTGGGGTTGAGGATCGACATGTTGACCATCTCGTCGAACACCCACCCCTTCCAGAACGCCTCCACCATGTGGTTTTCCTCCACGTCCAGGCTGTACAGGACGGGGAAGACGCCGAGGAAGTTCGGCTCCGGCGTCAGGAACACCTTGCCCTGGGGCACGATGATCGAGCGCTGGATCTGGAACTCGCCGAAGCTGGTGATGGTCTCACCGGCGACGATGCGGTCCTTGAACGCCCAACCGGTCTGGTTGATGTCCCAGCGGTACATGTCGCGGAAGTCGAACGGGTTGATCAGGATCCGCGCCGACTGGAGTTCGTGCATGTCCGTCATGGCGACGGCGCTGTACAGCGAACCCGGCGTCAGGTAGCCCGACGCCTCCGTGATGTTGTGGTTCGGGGTGACCGTGTGGTCCGGCCGAGTGGCGTAGTCCGTCAGGGCCGCCTGGAGCAGGACGAGGAGCCTCGTGTCCTCCTGCTTGAGGATGGCCTGCTTGGTCTCGTCCTGGGCCTGCTCGACGGCGTTGATCCGCAGGTAGAAGAGGTCTTCCTTGCGGATCGCCGGGCGGGAGGCGATGCGGAAGAACCGCACCGGCACACGCTTGCCCTCGAACGGGGTCACGCGGACCTCGCCCTCGGTGCCCGACATGATGTACGCCTGGCCCAGGTCGTCCCAGACGTCGTACTCGACGGGGGTACCGGGGGTGACCGGGTCCTCCACAAGCACGTTGCGGGTGATGCCCTGGTAGCGCAGCTTGAGCTGGATGGGGCCCACCATGCCGACACCGAGGCGACGGATGCCGCCGACCTCGTCGGAGAGGATGAGCGCCATCTTCTGGACCTTCGCCTCGTGAGAGAGCGGGGCGCTCTTCTCGCGGCGGGCGATGATCGCGGAAGCGTAGTCGTCGCTCTTGCGGGCGACGCGTCCCCGGAGGGACGAGGTGGTGGCGAGGGTCTGCGTCGTCATGGGTCAGCTCCTAGTACTTCTGGCGGAGACCACCGATGGTGATCTTCGTGGCGGAGTTGACCTTGAGCAGACGGGCGACCGGCTGCGCCGAAGCGCCCGCCGTGCCCGCCGGGACCAGCTTGCCTCGGTTCGCACCGGCGGTCTGGGCGTAGATCAGGGCCTCGGTGCCGTCACCGGGGTCCGTCCACGTGGCCGTGGGGTCGAAGGCGGGGGCCAGGATTTCGAACTCCGCGTCCGCCGCGAGCTTCCACACCGCGAAGGTGTTGATGCCCGCGTCCAGCGGCTCGTCGATGCCGTCGCCGCCGACGTACAGACCACCGAGGCCGTACGGAACGCCGGTGCCGTTGATCAGGGTGACGTTCTCCCCGGCGGTGCGCATGAACACCATGCCGGGCCAGATGTTCACCGAGCGGTCCCAGTTCGGGTCCAGGAAGCAGGATGCCGGGGTCGCCTGGGTCCAGCCGTACAGGGGACGGATCGTCCGCTTGATGTAGCTGGTGGCCATACGAGTACGAAGCACTGCTTTCCTCCCATCTCGCTGTTCGTATCGGACTTTGCCTGAGCCGTCTGCCCGATACCGGATCGAGACGGTCTCCTCACCCTCTCTGTGGACTCACCCCGGGAAAGACAGGATCAAGACCTGAAAACGCATCTCGGCCCCCTCCCAGAGCGCTGGAATGAGGGGGCCGAGACCTAGGGCGGGATCCTAGTCGAAGAGCGACTCGGCGTCGTCGTCGTACGCGCCGACGGCACCGGCCACCGAGGTGATCGGGGCGGGCTGGGTCACCAGGGACGGCATGGTCCGCTGGACGCCCTGGGTGCTCGCGGCGGAGCGCGGGACGAGCTTGGTGCTCCGGGCCTGCTTGGAGGCCGCCTGGGCGACACGCTGGAGCGTGGCCACCTCGGTGCGGATGGCCTCCATGGAGACGTTCCGGTCACCCTCGATGCTGGCCGCCACGGAGAACCGGTCCCCCCGGGCCAGACCGGCCGCCATCCGCAGCTCCGCGAGACGCATCGACGCCATGGCCCGCTGCGAGCCCTCCGCGCGGGCAGCGGTCTGGCTCATCTCACCGGACCGGGGCGGCGTGGTGCCCCGCTGGGCCGACGGGCCGAAGGCCGGGTTCAGCGGGTAGGCCGTCTCCGGGTTCATCGGGTCGCCCACGCGGACGTCGGTCTCGATACGGGTCTGGTTCAGCGGGATCTGGGTCTCGGTGCCGGACACCGGGGCGGAGACGTCCACGAGGTTGTTGTACGGCTCGGTGGGGAGCGTGACACCCGGGTCCATCGGGGTGGCCGTGGTCTCGGCCGCCACACCCTGGTTGGCACCCGGGGTCTGGCCGATCTGGTTCGGGTTGTCGTACGCCTCCGGGGTGGCCGCCTCTTCGGTGGACTCCGTGGCGGGCTGGGAGCCGGGGTTCGGGACCGGCTGCGCCGGGTTGTCGATGTCGGCCTTCTTGCGCATCTCCTCGGCCTTGGAGGCGATGGCCTCCAGTTCCTTGGAGACACCGGCGAGACGGGCGACGTAGGCAAGCTGGAGCTTCAGCACCGCATTGTCGTGCTGAAGGGCCTCGTTGCGGGCCTCCACGGCCTTCAGCATCTTCTGCTGAGACGCCATGACCTGCATGAGCGGTCGGTTACCCGACTGGGTCTTTGCACCCATGAGATGTACTTCCTCTGGTTCGGGCTCACGGCAGGCCGTGGGCGGTGGTTTCCAACCCTTCCGAGGGCTGGGGTCGGATCAGACAGCGTGAGAGCAGGCGGACTCTCGGGCCTCGTCCTCGGAGAGGGTCACGTCCTCCACAAGGACGCAGTCCAGGACCGGGCTGGCCTCCAGGACCTCCTGGGTCCTCTGGCGGGCGGCCCGGAACTCCCAGGTGTCGTCCACCCGGTTGTAGATGCACCCCTTGTAGATGACAGCGATTCGCAGATCCGAGACCCATCCGTCCTCGGACGGGGTCCCGAGCTCGGAGTCCACGAAGAAGATCTCGTCGACCTGGATGACCTTGCGGCCGTTGAAGATGGCGTCGGTCTCGCGGATGTTCATTTCACTCCTTAGACAGGTACTGACATGGGGGTCTGCCCCTGGGCCTGGGCGGGGCTCATGAGCTGAGCGGAGCCGCAGTTCGGGCAGACATCTCCCGCCTGTGCACCGTCCATCTGAGCCGTCCCGACGTTCGGGAGCGTCTGGGTGTCCATGTCGACAGAGGTCGGCGGAGCCGCTTCCGTGGTAAACCCGCAGGAGGGGCACATCAGGTCGGGCACTCCGTCTCCCGGCGTCCCGGGAACCCCCTGGCCCGCATCCTGGTCCACGGGCTGGCCGTCCTCGTCCAGTTCGTCCGGAGTCATCGGACCCTCCGGACCTTCGGGGTCGCCGGGGCCCTCGGGCATGTTCGGGCCCGGGGTGAAGGGCTGCCCCATGTTGGTGGTCGCGTCCCCGGGAAGGGGCTGCGGACCGATCGGCGTGCCGTCGGGCAACGTCATCTGCTGCTGCTGGAGCGGCTGTCCATCCGGGCCGAGGAGAGACGGGTCAACAGGCTCCCCCATCTCGTCGGGGATGCCGCCGTCCTGCGTCGGATCCATCGCTGAGCCGTCGTCCGGCTGCACCTCGGCCTGTACTTCTCCGGGGAGCGTTCCGGGCTGCTGCTCGGGATCCAGGGGCATGCCGTTCTCATCCAGGGCGGCCGGATCCATCGGGTCCTGGACGGGCTGGCCGTCCGGGCCGATCTGGTTGGGGTTGGCCGGGTCGTTGAACTCTGCGATGTCCTTCCGCAGGTCCAACTGGCGGGCCTTCTCCAGGTCCGGGTCCTGGAAGATCTTGGGAGGTGCGACGTACGCGCAGACCTCGCAGTTCGTGCCGTTGAAGGTATCGCGGTCGCCGCAGACGGGGCAGGCGTCCTCGCGCAGGGTGTCGACGTCCTCAGGGGCCTTCTGCTCGCCGTAGGCCTTCTTGCGGGCCGCCTGAGCCCTCAGGCCGAGGTCCGCGAGATTGATCTGCTTGCCGGTGGCCGCGATGCGATCCACCTCGTTCTGCGGGATGGAGTCCTGGTCCGGGTACGACTTCGATCGGGCCCGGTGCGTCTTGACGTAGTGGCCGTCCTCATCCACGCCCAGGCCGACCTCGGCGAAGCGCGGGTCCTTGGCGGCGGTGCAGGCCGCGATCTCGTCGTCGTACAGGAGAGCGTCAGATACCTTCGAGGCCGCCTTGTCCAGACCCCGGGTGTC